CAGCGCAGTACGCGAGCGGAGTAGTCTAGTTATTAAAGCGACATTTGTCGGCTAGGCTATGAGTCAACGTATCCCGTAGTATTAACACCACGAGATGTTAACGGTGAATCTGTAAGGCAGGGACCATCCCTCTTTTAACGTCGAAGCACGATACGCTCACCATTCTTTTCATTAATTAATAATATTTACGTGTACCCATTTTATTCTTCTTTGTACTCATCTTCTCTTTTCCCCCTATATAAAAGACAAAAATACAAAAACAATATAAAATACAAAATCCATAAAAATTTATAAAAACAGAAAATCTAACCCCTTAGTCGGTTAGGGCGTTTATATAAACAGGAGATGCGCGATTATTGAGGATATTTTCATATCCTTGTGTCATGTTTGTGCCCGCGTTTTGGTCGACGCCGCTCACTTACCTCTCACACGAAAGCATTAGTAGTATACTTAAACACAATATTATCGATTCAATTAGAACCATATAGCAAGTGCGCATTTCAAGGTCACAAAGCAGCTGTCTGACATCCGGTCTTCGAAACCCGGCCTCGACGATTTAAGCCTGCTTGGTGCGGATGATACTATATGAAGAAAAAGCGAATGGACTATTGTCTACCCGGTATAATATTAAAGTCTCAAACTTATATATCCGGTCTATAAAGACTTTGCAAACGGCAGCGCGTATAGCTCGGTTGGAGAACGTGATATCCCAAAAAGACCAAATTAAAAATGATAAATTACAACCAAATGATCAAAATTTTCCCAAACTCACAACACAAAATTTTGACCAAAACCGTTAAAACTACATCAACAGCAACAATGGATTACAAGCCCGACACAACTACAGAGAGCTTATACTTCAACCCCATCTTGATTACATACTCTGACACACAAGAACATCTTATCGTGTCAAAAATCCCACGGTTTTACGTAAACCAATCATTTTCCACCCGCAGAAAAGCTATTACATTTTTCAAGACGCACAACACTTCGGTAACAGTGCCCCTCACCTGGGACCACTATCTTTCTTTCAAATCCCGTTGTGTCAACCGAACCTTGAAACGTAGTACGCTATCAAACACCTGCAATTTCAACACTCAGGACTACGAAACAGCCCAAAGACATTTGACAACTGGACATCCCTTGGACACTCTTTTGAACAATGCCCCGGTCACGTTCCGCGAACTGCCCACGCTGCAGGATGATGCAAAACGCCATGCTTTCAGAGAGCATCTTTTTGGCAACCGCCTTGCCACGCTATGCAAGCACTCGCGAGTCCCCGTCTTTAACAAGACAACTCACCTCACTGAAAGAATGTATTATTTCAACGAGCGAAAATTTACTATTATCTATTCTCGCGACGATTCTTTCACCGACGAATACATTCGGACCTTGCGTGCTCTAGAAATTCGCGCGCAAGCTTTCATTGACATTTCTCTCATCAAGGATTCACAATTTGCCGACGTCATGGCTTTGTTCTTACAACTCACGAATGGATTACCCGTTACGATCGCAAAGATCGTTTTGGGTGCCATAGCTGGCTTTACAGGCATCGTCTCCAACGTCATTATTTTGTGTTCGAATCCCACACGACGCATAGCGAATTGCGCGATTATATCTATTTTCGCTCAAATCGCGCCCAACATCATTGACAAAATCGGAAACTTCCTAAACGGATGGGTCCAACCTCAATCCGCTTTTACGTGGATTCCGAGCGCTGTATCACTTTTGTTGCTCACTATTTTGGGAGCCACTAATTTGACTGCGGCAGGAGGAATAACCATTTGCCAAAAAGCGGCAAGATTGGGGATGACCCTCGCTTCCATTGGAGCGTTTCACCGCATCTTCTCAGAAGCTTGGAGAGAAATGTATCCTTACATTCACGAGAAACTCTACGGAACCGCCCCCGGTTTTGACGAGTGCTTCTCACAATTGGACAATTTCAAATCCTTGGTCGACAGAGTCGATCGTTTCCGAGAACAAGAGCGCCACAAACACATTATGACGTCGCGCCCCGTTTGTGAAGAAGTTCACGCCATGCATAACGACTTAAACAAGTTGTTTGAAATGGCTGACCGGCTTCGCATGAGACAAGTTTTGACACCCGTCGTACGATCTTACCAAAAAGACATCACGGAGTGGCGAGCTAAAGCGCTTACATCTGCTTTCAAAGTTTCCGGTACACGCATTGAACCCGTGGTTTTGCATATCCACGGTCCAAGCGGCGTCGGAAAATCAAGACTCACACCGTGCCTCGTGCTAGAGGTACTCAAAGACGAATTAGATTTTGACACTTTCCCCGAACTATCGAACCACATTTACACCAGAAATGCTGCGTCCGAGTTTTGGGCGGGCTACACAGGACAGATGGCAGTCGTATTCGACGACTTTATGCAAAAACGCGACTCTGAGGGATCACCGAATCCTGAGGTGTTCGAAGTCATTCAGTCAGCGAACAACTCTCCATTTTTAGTCCCCATGGCAGATCTCAGCGAAAAAGCCAATTCCTACTTCACTTCGAAATTCATGATTTTGTCTTCCAACGTAGACACCCTCTCACCTAAATCAATTACGCACCCAGCCGCTCTACAAAGGCGAATGGACGTTGTCGTCAAGGTGACGAGACCACGTCCAGTCAATAACACCAATGGCGTTTTTGACACTTCTTGCTATGATTTCGCTCTTTACATCGACGAAGAACCAACTGTAACACTCAATTTCCAACAATTGGTTACTTTGCTCCGAGAAAAGAGGAAACTCAAGAACTCATCGTGCGACGTCATGTTGCAAGACATTGCTTTCCGAAAGGAAACACCCGTCATGAACGAAGATTTGTCTCACATTCCCAACATCCACAGGATAGTTGGTCAACCATCTAACATGAAAAACGCTGAAGTGCCCAACACATCCACGTACACACCACCTTTTGAGCCGACGCGCTTGCCACCACCCATCCCGGTGAGTACAGAGCGTGTTATAGCTCAAGGTTTCTACGATTGGTTTGCTAATACCAAAGTCCCTTACCAGACAGAATCCTTCTTGCGACACCAGGAGGCAATTGCTCCAGTGCTGTTAGGTCAGGCCATACCTTATTCGACTATCGCTCGATTAAATTTACAAAAATTTTTCAAGAGCGAAGAAGGAGAGTTCGCCATGATCGAGCGTACAAAGCAAGACGCCGCCAACAGGCCGATGTTTGCCGAGATAGCTGCTGCTATGGAGGAAATGTCGTTTGCCCCAGATGACGATATCGATTTGTTTGCATATGCTACTGCGATTAAGGACACAGAGGAGTTCAAAGAGATCGAACAGACCGCTGCAGCTTTAGCTGTTTCAGGATCACTACAGAAATTTTTCGAGGCATCCTTGTTGAACTCATTCAAGAAGCTTTACCCTGGAAACATGTTCACTAAGATTTTCGAGAAACTCCCGACTGGATACACGTTAACCCAGGTTATCGTGCTTGCAGCCACCGGAGGAGGTATCACAGCTTTAATAGGCTTGTTGATATACTCGATGTTGAAGTGTTTCACACCAGAGAAAGACATTGCCACACCGGAGCGATACACCACTATGTATGAGTCCGTTTCCGACGACCTCTTGACGCCTTACGCCTACGCAGAACTTTACGACAAAGACCGCGACGCTTGCCAAGAACACACGAGGATTGCGAAAGAGTCGTGGGACCACATGGGTAAAACCCCCTCAATGCGAGGCGCAGTTAAAGGCGTCCGAAGAGAGTCTTGGGACCACATGGGTAGAACCCCGACGATGCGAGGAGCCGTAAAAGGCGCCCGAGTAGTTCGAAACGGAGACATCGACCCAGCGAGTGCCGCCATAGTCAACCGCATCACGGATCAAGTCGCTACTTTTTATAGTGCAATGGACACCGTGGGACAGGCTGGTGTCGGAACGTTTCTTGTTGGAAGATGTTGTTTTCTCAACCTCCATGTCCTGGAATCAATACAAGCCGCCACCCAGTGTGTGGTTTTACTCCCAGGATACCAAAAACGAACAGCTTTTGAGTGGAACGATTTGAAGGTGCACAAACACCCGGCTATTGATTTAGCCATGATCGTTTTCCCACCACAAGTGCGAGACCATAGAAATTTGGTCAAGCACATTTGCACGGAGGCAGATCTCAATTTCCAAAACACGAACGTACGCATTCCACTGAAGCGCGCGCGCAATTTTGAGATTCTGAACATTAAGGCTCGCACATCCAACGAGGCACTCATTGTAGGTTCCAACCCGTCGATTCCAGAGGAAGACGATGACTGTTTTCAAGTCAAAGGGTACATCGAATACAACAACGGATTCACCATTGCTGGTGATTGCGGTTCCTTAGTCGTCTTGTGCAATCCTAGAATCAACCAAAAGATTTGCGGAATGCACGTCGCGGGAACTTCAAGCGCTGGCTTCGCGTTCTTGTTGGTATTGGACCACGTCGAGTATCTTCTGGATTTTGCTCGCACCGACGAAAAATTCGAGTTCGTTGCTCCAGAAACCGCAGACAACCCGCGTCCCGTCATTCAGGGAGCGGTTGAACAATTAGGACTCATGAGAGCTCCTTTTGATCCGACATCGACTTCCGTTCGGAAATCGGAGATACACGGTCTCTTTCCAGTAACGAAAGCACCGGCGATACTTCGTCCGACGAACGGTGTGGACCCCATGATTAAAGGAGCGACAAATTTTGGTCGAGAACCAGGGTTTGTTAGCGAACGCGACATGGAGTCTTGCAGAGAATCGATGAAGGCAGCCTTCTTTGTTGGCACACCTGTACTGGCAAGGACGCTCACGATCGAAGAAGCGGTTTTCGGAATCCCAGGAGTCATAGAGCCGATGAAAACGGACACCTCACCAGGTTATCCTTGGTGTTTGGAAAAGACCGTTGAACCCGGCAAAAGGCATTGGATTCGAACTCCCAACACACAAACAGGAGAGAAAGGCTTCATACACCCAGACCTCAGAACGGCAGTAGAACAACTTATTGCCGATGCACGAGCAGGGAAGATTTCACCATCTGTCTTTAAGGACACCCTCAAGGACGAACGACGAAAATTGTCTCGTTGTAATCCAGCCGACCCTGACAACATTAAAACCAGAGTTTTTGCTGCCAGCCCCATGCACCTAGTCATACTACTGAAAATGTACTACGGTGCATTTTTCCAGCACATTCAAGAACAACGCATCCAAAACACGACTGCTATTGGAGTCAATCCATATGGAGTTGAATGGCATTGCATTGTGAAAAAGTTACACGAGGTCAACATCACCGCAAATGATGGAGACTACGAGAACTTTGACACGACACAGCCACCAGCTTTCATTGATGGTTTCTTCACGATAGCGAGAGAGTGGTACGATTTACATCGAGCCGACCACAACGACGACATTGTTCGACAATGCGCAGGACGCCAAGTCACATTTGCTATCCACTTGTGCAAGGGCGAAGCGTATCGAGTCATGGGCAAAAACCCCAGCGGAACTTATGGCACGACCCAAATCAATTCAGGAAGTAACTTGTGTGCATTTCAATATGCATGGGACAAGATATTTCCAACGACACCCGGCCCCGAACATTTTCATCGAAACGTTCGGATGATCACAAACGGCGACGACGTGGTATACTCAGTGACACCAAAATTTTCGGATTTTACTATCACGAATATATCAGCACACCTTAAGACCATCAACATGAACATCACACCGGCATTGAAAGAGGGAGGATTCGTGGAAGCCCGACCTATCGAAGAATGCACGTTTTTAAAACGTGGGTTCAAACGAATGGAGGGATTCTACCGCGGTCCTCTCGACATCGACACTTGTCGCGATATGACTCAATGGACTAAGAAATCCGGAGACAATATTGCGGCGACAATCGAGAATTGTAAGATTGCGGCGCGCGAACTTGCAATTACTCAACCCACAGGAGAAGTCCGGCAACTTCTCGGCGGGGCGCTGGCTGAAATAGGCCAGTACACACACCTCGCCACGACTCGAGAAATTCTCGAGGAGTACCGCCAATTCTTCTAGATGTGAACTTCAAATTCCTTGTTTCACTCCCTTCAAAGGTTTAATGACTGCTATCTAGATTACAAAACAACAAAGGAGCGCTGATACGATATGGTATTACGTATTGGTTAAATGAATACCCTCAATTTTAACAAACAATCATCAACATATTCCGGCATTGTCGGACCTTTCAACCCCACAGCAAATACCGCTCCTACTAGCGCAGCGGGTTCTGGTAATGGTGGAGAATCCACCACGGAACCCAACACCGCAGTAGAGCGGACTCAAAGCTTGACATCGTTCATCGACAATCAAGCCACAATCGCAGATCAGAGACCGGCAAGCAGACCCAATCCGTCTTTCGCCGCGCTACGACAGCGCGAGACCGACGGTAACGACATCAAATCAGTTGCTGCTCGCCCGACTTTTATCTTCAACATTCCTTGGAGCGCAGCTGACGGAGCTGGTACCTTGCTTGCATATCGAGACTTGCCTATTGGAGTCCTTTCAGCCTCCCCTATCAAACTCGAAAAGATGCAGCGGTATCAGTTCTTTTCAGGCGACATCGTAATTCGAGTCATTGCGTCCGCCATGGCTTTTCAAGCAGGCAGACTCTGGCTCTCGTTCGAAGCTGCCAGAAATCAACGTGGTGTGCGTGCGTGCGGAACGAACATACAAGCCATCACATCATTGGATGGTATTGAGTTCGACCCCACTGTGCCCACACCCTTGGAATTCCGCGTTAAGTATTTCGCACCTATGTCTGAATGGGACCGTATCGGCCAATTCGGACTGGGCACAGTCCTATTTAGCGTCTTGTCCCCACTCAACTCAGCATCGACAGCGTCGACTTTGACTCTATCGATGCAATCCTGGTTCGAAAATGTAACCTTCGGTGTTCCGACACAAGATCCTTTCATCTTCTCGCCAGTTCCCAAACACATCCCAATGCGCCGCGCTTATCGACAGTCAGGAGAACGCAAACAAGCAGAGTCTTCACACGTTGTGTCCGACACCCTGGACACCGTTGCTGAAGTAGCGAACGTCGTTGGACGATTCCCGCTTCTCTCATCCATTGCACAACCTGTGTCATGGGCTAGCTCAGCAGCAGCTAGTGCAGCACGCATGTTTGGTTTTTCAAAACCGGACGCTGCAAATGCACCCGCGCGCATGGAGATCTTTCCAGCGTCTACCGCCCACTTGATGGACGGTGCATCCGACGCTGTCCCACTGGCCGCCACCTCGAATTATGAGATTCCTAGTGGTCCGGTTTTTGGTACAGAATACGACGAGATGGATATTTCATATATCTGTTCGCGTATGCCACTTGTTGGCTCGTACGGATGGGACACTTCTGCGTCAGTTGGAACGCCCGTTGCATATTTCCCGGTCATGCCCGGATTATGCTTCCCGCAAACAACCTCAGGTAGTGTTTCGTATGGAGTTTACGCCCCCACCCCCATGGCCTTTGTCTCGACGATGTTTAAGTACTGGGCCGGTGCTTTAAAATTCAGACTCGAAGCGGTTTCGACCCAATTTCACGCCGGACGTTTGCTCGTAGCCTACGTTCCGGATTTCGACCCTTTCGGAACTCTCGATATCACAGAAATTGGAAATAATTATTCCATTATCTGGGATGTCACAACGTCAACCCACATAGAGTTCGAGGTACCATATATGTCAAATGTACCGTATCTCGAAACATTCATTGATGGATTAGACTTCCCGTACATACGGAATGGAGAGTCATCGGGAACTCAAGTTCGCGATCGCCTAAGAAAAGTTTCTAACGGCGCAATCGTGATCTTCGTTCTCAATCAACTTGTCGCCCCATCGACAGCAGCTAATAACATTAGTCTGCTGATTTGGATGGGAGGCGGTAAGGACATTACTTTCATGGAACCAACTCTTGGAGAATACGTCGTTTCTAACGCTCGGAATAAGTTAGACTTCGTAGGCGGCTATTACGACGACGCAGCTATGGTGCAACCTTCATTGGCAGCACCAGCATTAGCATCGGTCGACGAGGTAGACGACTACGATAGTTTCGACAAGTGTATGGAGGCCTTGACCTTGCAACCAGAACGTGTTGTAAGGCAGTCTGGTACACAATTCAGAGCTCCCGACACCGGACTCGATCCCAACATGACGGGTTCGAGCCAAAACGACAGCAATTTCGAGACTTGGATGCCCATGCAGTACGTCGATCCCATCGAAAGGGCCGCGTTAGTAACCGGCGAGTGCATCACCAATTTGAGAGTTTTAACGAGACGCATGTCGCCTCGTTACAACATCTTCCCACCTGGTGTTACAACCGCTGGCCAAGTTAATTCCACTCCACCAACTTCCAACCATGTGCTTTGCTTGGACCTCGACGATTTCGGCACTCTATCCGAGACCGGCGATGGTGCAATCTATGGATCACATTGCGGGAAGGTGGTGGTAGATGGACCGCAGTGGATCACAGCTACTCCCTCTTTCTTAAGTTACATATCGTATTTGTATACATATGTACGAGGAACGAGGCGGTACTTAGTGACCTCACGACCTTCCTCGGTCATTAATGGTTCTCCGTTCAACACGGACGGTCTTATCACATTTGCCGACATGACAGATCCGCGCAGCAGATCGGGCATGGGCGAGTTTGATATCCGCGTGTCCAACGTAGTATCAAATGAACCGTACGTCAGGGTACCTTGGTTTCGACCCGAAGAGACGATTTATCAGTACAACAATTCGAACAACGGATTCAGTTCCATCGCATTGAACTATACCTATGGTTTAGGTTCATTGTATTGTTCAGATGCATATGTAAAGCGCATCGGTACAAATGGTACTTCGCTCGAGGTTAGCGTTTCCAGTGGAGGAAATCTACCAGTTCGGCTATTGTCGGACCCTGGTTCATCCGCTCAGGTGTTTAATGCCGCGGTTGGTACCACGATTCCCAGAAAACGACGTTTCCTGGAAATTAGGTATCGCCCACATTCAACAGCACAGCGTGGTGTTACCGCCAATTACACGGCCATTCATTGGCCATTCCCAACACAAATTTCAGAAGCAGCTGGAGACGATTTATCGTTCGGCTATCTTCAACAACCCCCCATCATCACACGAGTGGGCAGGTCTCATATTTTCGTCAACGACAATGGTACTTTGCTCAAACTTTAGGGGTGGGTTCCAATATATCTCTTGTGGGATATCCTGGTTCCTATCTCTCGTCACGAAAACGGTAAGAGTCCGTACAAGTTCGAACGCTTTCGTCAAAATTCACCGCTTCTATAAAAGGAAGCAGGCCCATTAGAC